GATGAGTTACCGATAAAGCCGCCATTGCCGTATTTCTCGAATCTCTTTCTAACTTGCTCATTGCGCTTCATGATGGTATCAGTCCACTTGCCGCCACGCTCGGCCATGCGTGCTCTTAAGGTAGGCTCATCTTCTTGAATAGCTACGATGATGAAGTTAAACTCATCTGAGTGTCTACGGATAACGGTTGATATCTTGAAAGTAGGATCATAGAGTTTAGGTTTAGTAGACGGTACGCGAAGTAGATCTAGATGAGTCTTCTTTCGATTTCCATCGTAGGAGACGTAGTCGAACTTATCGATCAACTGATTAGCTACCCATGATTTGCCAGAAGCAGGTGCACCAACGAGCAAGTAGACAGTTGGCTTACTCATCCACTTAATCCTTATTTAAGAATGAATTTTGCTTGACCAGCATCATATATTTTATACAAACCTTTTTCTTCTGCATGCTCTCTTTCAGTCATCATTCTTTCGTCCATATTTGCTTTACAAAAACTTCTATCATACGTGAAACTTCCATCTGTCCATTTCCAACCCAAAGTAGTACTTTCATGAATAAAACCTACTTTCTTTAAGCCATTACCGTCTGCGTATCTTAAGTCAACAAAAGAGATAATTGGTAATGACTCAACATTTTTAATATATTTTAATAACTTTGAAAGACCACCTACAACAGTATGTCCTACTTTAGTGCAAAGTCTAGATAGTTCTATCGTAGAGTTTATTTTGCGATATGACATCAACAGAATCAACTCATCATTAAAAAATAAGCCAATGTGTTTAGCACCGTTATAGGCACCCATCATATGGTTATTGTGTAGAAAGTTGTGAGCTACCGATTGCTTAACTTCTGATATTTTTGTTTTTCTTCCGTTAATTGTTTTATTTAAGCCCAACTTTGATTTTAATAATCCAACTAATATCTGAAAACTTTCTCCATATATCTCGTCTTGTCGTATCTGTAAAAGATTAAGGTTGCATGCTTGATAAGCTTGAACTTTATCCATATGATATCTATTATCTTTACGTTTCTCTGAATGATAATAAAGCCCATCAATATCAAGATAGATTGTTTTATCATTATGATGAACTGCAAGATCAGGTCTGTAAGAAAAGCCAGAATTCTTAAGCTCTTTCACTTCTCTATTGAATTTTTCAACAATAAAGCCATAATCTGTAAGTCGCTTTAGCACATCACTTTCTAATGAAGAGGCAGTTTTATCTTCACTATACAACCAGTGAATGAAAGCGGATTCCCCTCTTTTTTTAATAATATTTCTAGCAGAAGTAGGCAAAACTCCATACTTCTTACACTCATCGACCAATAATTTTCCATTACTTAGTCTATAGATACCTTTTGCTCTTCTCGACTCTTTAACCTTTTGACCAATATAGGACGCATTGTTCTTGTCCTTCATCCAATTAGAAACACCAAATCTTTCAAATGTAGTAGATTCCATTTTTTCTTGAACTAATGTATTTTGAGCAGGTGCTATACAACCAAATTTTGATAAATTAGTTTCAGCTATCTTTTGCTTTACTTCTTCATTAGAAGCTGGACTGATAGCTCCATAGCGTTTTAAGTTAGTTTGTTTTCTGCGTTGCTTTACTTCATCAGTTTGAGCTGCTTTAGTAGCTTTTGCAATAATCTCTGATCGATTTGGATCAGATATCATTGCTTGTCTGACTTTCTCTCTCACATTGTCTCTATACATAGGATTATCAATGGATAATAATTGAGATCGGAGACAGCCGCAACTTTTAGATTTGCCTTTTATTACGGTAGTAAAGTTTTTAATTAGCTTGGTTTTTCCGCATTTACATAAACATAGGCGACCAACTAGTTTTCCTGACTCATCTTTAACTTCTTCTATTACAGTAAAATTATAGAATATGTCGCCAATCTTAACTTTTGCCATAATGCCTCCACATATTTTATTATACATAGAGGTTATTATTGCGAAGTTAAAATAAGTTTTTACAAAATAAAAAAGAGGGCTATTAAACCCTCTTTTTAAAGAAATTAAGTAAATAAATTAAATTATTTACCCATGTTCTTGAAGACACCATTGAATCTGGGGCAATAAACAAAGAGCGCACCGTATAGTACAATAGCAAATTCGAGAGCAGTTGTAACTACGGCGAAATTTAGCTTCGACAATGGTGCCAATTGTTTGAATCGCATAGTCTCAGCACCCATGTCGAGCATGAATCCTTCGCCAAGTCCAGGCTTCTTCTCACCAGCATCACGAGGAGAGGTTAGACCAACTCGGAAGTTGCCAACGAACTCTTCTGATCCAGCAGCACCACCAGCCTTAGTTCGGTATACTCGGAAATACTTAACTCCAGCTGGAGCAGCTGGGAAAGTAAGAAGAGCAGAACCGTCAGCAGAGATAGCAACAGGAGCAACGATAGAAGTTGGTGAAGACTCACCGAAGTCGTTAACCTGAGTAACCTTGTACCAGTAAGAACCAGCTTCTAGCTTACCAGTGGAAGCTCCACCATCAGCAACTGAGAATGCTCCTGGAGCAGCTGGTGCATTGAGGTTAACTCCCTTAGCACGAGCTCGTGAGCGTGGTCTCAAGAAGAGGTTTGGCTTAAGATCCATAGCACCAGAAGTGGTTTGAACCTTAGAAACATCATAGCCAACAGTCTGGTTAGCAAGACCAGGTGCAGACCTGAACTGAGGATAGAACTGACGAACGAATGAGCTTACTACCTGAGGCTCAAGGTGAAGCTGATCAGGTGAACCGAAGTTCTCGAGTAGGATAACTGCGAGTTCTTCTACGTCGTCTTGAGTAAGAACGTTGCCTTCTAGATCACGAGCAATGGACTCGAATGATCCGTAGCCTTCGAAGTCGCCTGACTTCTGTTGAGCATCGTCATCACCACGGAGTAGCTGCTGTAGCAAGCCGTTCATGGAGATAGAGTCAGCAGGAAGGTCAGAGTTAGAACCAGTGAATAGACCAGCTGCACTAGCAAAGTGGCCATGTCCCCAGTACATCTCTCGCTCTACGTGCTTGAGAAGGTGCATAGTTCCTTCTTTAGCTTGCTGAGCTACGATGTCACCAACTGAGGTTCGAACTAGAGTCATCTGGTGAGACACCTTACGACGTGTACCAAAGAACACGATCCTTTGGCCATCACGGATGTAAGTGCTGTCTTCTTCCTGAGGAGCTCCACCTTCTCCGATGTATGGAGAAGCGTCAGAACCATAGCTGGTTAGACGGTTGTATTGCTCGAATAGGTTGTAAGCTTTGTCAACTGAGACAGCTGGCCAAAACTTGAGGTTCTTCATGTCGAAGGTTACTGACTTGAGTGTCGCTTCGAGTGACTCAGTCTGTAGCACTCCACCATGAGTTAGGTCGGTTGGACGACCAGAATAACCATATCCAGCAGTGATTGCCTTCTGAAGTGCTTGTACTTCTTCAGCACTGACCAAGCCCTGCTCGATGCCTTCTTGAATCTGATTAACTACTTCGTTAAACATTTGTTAAATTCTCCTTACCTAAGACCATACTTAGATGAAATTGAAACTAATTCGGCAGGACCAGCCAATTCCGCCCTGACAATGTCAGCACTATCAACGAAAGAACCTGACTTCTTTAGCTCAAGAAGCTTGTTAGCAACTTCAGCCTTAGAAAGAGGTTGAACTTCTTCATCTGCAGACTTCTTAAGAGGAGTCACATTCTTATAGGATGTGCTCTTAGCAGGTGCAGGTGTATCAGCCAACTCTTTAACGAGATCAAACAAACTGTTGATCTTTGTCTCGATTGGGCTAATTCGCTCATCAACATAAGACTTCATAAGAGTTTCGAGTTGTTCGCTAGAAGACTTCTTCATTGGCTCATCACCACAATCTGCCTTCTTGGCTTCGTCCTCGTCTTCTTCCTCTTCTTCGTCTTCTTCGTCTTCTTCCTCTTCTTCGTCTTCATCCTTTGCCATTGTGCCTTCAGGCATAGCATCGGCTTTCTTAGCTTCTTCCTCGTCTTCGTCTTCTTCTTTGTCTTCTTCTTTTCCTAGGGAACCGTTCTTCTTAGCTCCGTGAAGCTTCGAATCATCTTCTCCAATAGAAATCTCAGAAGCAGAGAAGCGACTTGACTTTTTTAGCTCATCAAGCTCAGCGAGCGCCTCGTCGATGATTGCTACTAAACTTTTAGTCAATTGATCGCTCATTTCCGTCTCCTTAAGATTTAACTATTAAGATCCCATTCCTAGGAGGTGCTCATGACCGCGAACGCGAGCTAGTTCAGCAGTTGAATCTCCTGCTTCTACTACTACATCGTTAGCATAGCCAGCTAGTTCATGCATAAGCTCAAGAGCTTCTTTTTGATCCATGATAGCAGCTAGAGTATTTTCACCAGCAGCACCCTTGATCTTAAGTGATCCTGGAGCAGCAATACCAATACCGAGGAAAGGAGAAGCAGCATCGCTTACACCGCCCATAGGTGATTGAACACTCTTGTCTACATAAGATACTGTTAGAACGTCACCACCAGTCTTAGTGACTAATACTGAATCACCAGACTGAACTGCAGCTACACCGCGCTGCTTTAGGTTTCGCTCAACTTTTTCTAGAATAAAGCGCTTATTCGCCATTTCTGACTCCTTAAGTTGTGATGTCACATCAAAACACAATAATAAGAATATCAGGTTGGTCTAGTTAAACATCTGATAAGGCGGGATATTAGTATTGTATCATGCGATAGGGTTAATTCTTCAGCATGAGTTTAGCTAACTGATCAAAACCAAAGGACTTGCCGCATCTACGACATTTTGTTTGGTTTTTTCCGTGAACTTGCTCATCTCCGCAAGAGTAACAAGTAATGTACTTGAATCCTCGTCCAAGTGGCAAAGATTCAGTTTGAATAACTGAGCCACCAGTTCTATCAGTGGGCGCTGAAGCTCCACCATAACCAGCCACTAAAGCTTTAGTAAGCTCATCTATCTGATTGATCTTATCTACGATTCGATCTTTCAGCACTGACTGCACTAATTTGTTGACATCTAGATCTGCATCTACTTCTATACCTTGTGACTTAGCGAGATCTACTATCTGCTCAATCTTCTGTCGAACTGACTCTGCTGTAGCTTGTCTAGTAATCTGGCGAAAAGATGGGGCATCAGTCTGAACAAGATGCATAGCTTTCTTAATCAGTAGCATGTCAGCTTCATGATTAGTAGCACTCTTATCTAGATTTAATGGCTCTACTAGCGTATTCTGGTTAGCTGGCGTGAATGTTAGTGCTACCTTAGTGATCTTAGTGCGAGCGAGTAAGCGAGGATCAGTGACCCCTCTCATAATAACGCCACCTTCTACTGAAGCTTTCATCTTAAGTGGACAATCTTCTTTATGTATGTTCCTTAAAATTGCTGCAGCTGCTCGAGCATTCGGGTGATCTTCATCATCAAACAAATAACCACTAGCATAAATATATGGAGCTTTAACTTTATTCCAATAATATCTATGCCTTTCGTTCTCACAATCTTCTTCTTTTAAAATCTTTTTTGCTTCTGTAATTCGACCCAGAGTGTTATAAATTCCGGCACCATGATTATCGTTCCATAATCCTAAACCATTCTCTAAATGAGAAATATCAGCACCTTCTACACTTAGCAATTCACCTTGTGTATCACGAATTTCACTTCCTGCTAAGCAATCAAAATATAGCGGCTTTTTATTTGACATTATAAATACCTAAATTTATAGCCTTTACTACTCTTATATCGACCATTTAAACAATCTCTAACTTGCTCTCGACTTAATCCAAGACTTATAGCACATTGAGTCTTATTTATCCATATACCTATAATATTACCAGACAAAGAAACTTCAAAAGGCTTTGATCCATTAGATTCACAATTTTTAATAATTGAACTTACTGAATGAAAACGTCCATGCATTGGATTTCTATCTCCAGCTGCAGATTTTCTTTTTCGTTTTGTTTCAGATATCTTCTTTTTAGTTTCTTCTGAAAGACTTTTTCCTAACCAAAATTTTTTATTGTTTTTTGATACAGATTTTGAAATTTTCTCTTTAGTTTCAGCATTTAATATATGAGAGCAGCCACCAATTTGGCAATTATATCCATTCTTTACACTCTTATATAAAGCTATAAGGTTTTTCTCAACTCTATTCAACTCATCGATACTAGCCAAACTATGCACGAGAACTTTTATTTCAAAACAATTTATCCCATATTTATTAATAGCATGATGTATAGGTGTTTTGGGATTTTTAGAGCTTTTGATATGCTGTTTCCAGCGAACTTCAACTGTTTTTGAAGTTTGCCCAATATATACTTTTTTATTTATCTTATTTCTAATTAAATATACAATCATATTGTTATTTTACTAAATTAAAAACCCTACCAACAGCAAGTGTCAGTAGGGTTAAAGATGTTCTGGAGGGAACATATGCTAACAATATAGTAGCATATGAGGGAGGTTAATCTTCAAACTCTTTATACATATCTCCACTAGCATGCAGTTCAGCTAACTCCTCAAATACTTCATCCTTACGCAATTTCTCTAGTGCTGCTGATTCAGTCTGTTTCACTGTCTCAACAGATACGCTAGTTAAATGTGCTATCTCGATGTCCGATAGCTGAGAATCAGACTCAGATTGAAGAAAGTTAAAGAAGCAGTAGTTGTTAACTTGGCTCGATATAGCCCATGGACAACCGGGCAGTTTAGCTTCTTCCTCTTCAGTCAACTCTCTATTAGCAAACCTTAAAGCCTTCAATCTCTGTACCGCTAGAGGGCAGAAGGTTTTAGGGCATTGCTTAAGTTTTCTGGGACATCGAGAGTCCATTTTCGATTGCGGTTTTTGCAAAATGCTCTTCCTCCCATAACGGCTGAGTATTTGAATAATGATAGAGAGACATGTCGTTAAAATCAGTAGACAGCGGAACGATATGATCGATATGCCAACCATTTACACCATAGTTTTCCCAAGTCATTCCTGGTTGGAACTTAGACTCAAGATACTTTCTATAATCATTGATTGAGCAGCCTAAAAATTTTACGATTGATGAGCTTTTTGATCCAAAAGATTTTTTTAAGCGGCTTTTAATATTTTCTCTTATTTTTGTAGGTAAATGCTCTTTTTTTCTTTTTAATTGGTACTGTATCTTCTTTTCTTTTCTATTGTTTTGAGAGCACGATGCGCAGAAATGATATCGTGATCCTTTAAGAGAAACAGAGCCACATTGACAAAAATTTTTAGCTAAGCGATTTTCTCGATACTTTAAATAATATCTTTCCTTACTTTTTATACGTCTATTTTCTTTTCTTGCGGGATCAGAAGCGATCCTGGCATTGCAAGCTCTCTTATCTCTTTTTCTTTTTAGGAGATAACATATATCACACAATTTTAATCTTTTATGCGATATATGCGATCCACAACTACACAACTCTGACTTAATATAAGAATTTATATTAGAGTCCATCTTAGACATTTTCAGTAGCTTCCTGGACAGGAGTTTCAGGGAGCTTCTTAACTTGCAGAACAGTTACCTGATGAGTGGTTCCATTAAACTGAGCTGAGAATGAGTCTCCAACCTTCTTGCCTAGAAGTGGTTGCTTAAGCTCTTCGATAAGAAGCTTAGAGTAGTCAAACTTAGATCGACTAATTGACTGGCCATTCTCAGCTACTGTAGTAATAGTAACCACTGAGTCTTCAGCTACTTCTTCTGATGGTAGCAAGTTTCGTTCAGTGTCATCCTTAGATGAGTATTCCTCAAAGTCTTTGATCTGGAGTGCTTCTGAGTCAGCTAATAGATCTGCTTCAGGGAAGGTGTTAGAAATGAAGTTCTGAACAGCGAGAAGACGATATTGTACTGATCTCTGCTTATCCGTTAGCTTAGATACATCTTCATTAATTGACCCAATGGCTTTACCAACTTGTTGAACCATAAGCTGACAAATTCTGATAGAAGCTTCTAAGTTAGCTAGCCTCTTATCTGCATCATTAGTCTTATCTCTACGTCTTACTTTCTCTTTAGTAGCCATATGTTTCTCCTTATTGTTTCAGCTTGAAACGTTCACAGACTAGTTTTACTAACTGAATCTCTTCTCTAGTTAAAGTATGAGCCTCTTCTCCAAATAGAGAAGACAGCTTATTATTCAGAAACTCTTTGATATCGAGTTCTAGTTCATCAAAGATCGGTCCTCGTTGCTTGATGATTCGCTTAGTGAGTATAGAGTTGATGGCATTGGCACGATTAAGTTTCTTCTGCTGCTCGGTTTCTGTTGCGGTGGAGGCTTGATAAGAAACTTCTTCGTCGCTAGGAACACTAGAGTGTGCTTGATCAACAGCATCTTCTGGCGCGCTGTTAAGGACTGCTTGTTTGACAGCACCATCATCTGCAGTCTTGCTCTTTGACATGCTATCGAAATCCTGTAGTGTAACTTTTTTAAAGTTGAATCTTTCTGCAAGCTTCTCATACTCTCTATAGGCAGCCACGAACTGAACTCTAGTTAATGGCTCGTTGTTTGCTACACATCGTTGCCAGTGAGCTTCTTTATCTTTATCATAGAATAGGAAGTACTGAGCATTATTTTTATACTCAAACTCTAGTAGAGGCTCTAAATCATCTTCAGTTAACAGACTTTTTCTACTAAATACATTGGGCCAAACGAACTCGCCATAGATAGTGCGGTCGAAAACTACGTCTTCTCCGTCATACTGCATATATAAATCAATTAGCTCATCTATATAAGATGGACCAACATAACCTGGTTTAAAGTATTTCTTATCTGGGGCAGACATATGAACTACCTTGTAGCCTTGCTCCTCATACATTTCGGCTACTGTCGATTTCCCCGAACGATCGACGCCCTCAATTAAAATGAAGCTCATATGCATCTTTCTCCAGCAATTTATTATTTTTAGAGTTATTTTCGTCTGCCCACATAGGCTGTAAATTATCTAGCGACCAACAATGCTTAAATGATTCTGAATTTGGATCATCTAAGTTTTTGTAAAAATATTCGCCATCTTTTTTATAATTTATGGGAACAATATGATCGACCTCCCAACATCTTGTTTTGTTTAGCTTTCTTCCATAATTATCCCAAGACATTCCTGCCTGGAACTTAGATTCTAAATGTTTTTTGAGATCTTCTATAGACCAATCAACATGACGCAATTGTCCAGTTTTATTTTTTAAGCAATTGTAAATGTTAGATCTAATATTTTTAGCCAAACGTCTGCGAACTAAAATGTCTTTCTTTATGAGAGAATATTCGGAAAGGGACATATTCATCTTAGCAGCACCATGAAGATTTGATAAATACTCTTTAGAGTATTTTTGCTTTTTGGTTATGCTCCCTCTTTTTCCTGCTAATGATCTAGATTGTACTGTATGACTTAAAAAATTCTTGTTTCCTTTTAAAGCTTTGCTAATTTTACTTTTCTGCTCGTTAGAAATAACCTTACCTTTAGCAGAACAAGATGCGCACGATGTAGTTCGGTTTTTGGGCATATAAGAGCGTTTAGCACCACATCGATCACAATAGTGCATGTACCATCTTTGTGGCTTTTTTTTACCAGTTTTCTTACATATATATTGTTTTACAATAAAATTATTAATATCAAATGGCATTATTCCTCCAGAATAATAGATATATGATCTTTATACAAATTTTGATGATAGATATAGTAGAGCTATTACTCTTCGCCGAATTCGTTTACAGGATTGGCAACAGGTTCTCCAGATATGTTACCCGGTTTTGTTGCTAGACCTGATTCTTTAGCGAGATCTTTTAAGGACTTATGATTAGCGACTGCATGTGCTTTTGCTGATTCAGCTGACTCCATTTGACTGTCGTGAACTTCTTGATTACGCTGTTCTTCAGCTTGCTGCAGCTGAACTTGCTGCTCAGCTTGAGCTTGCTGTGCCTTCATCTGCTCAGCTTCCATCTTATCTTGCTTCTTAGTGCGATTAAGAGTCATAACCATCTGATTCCATTGTAGAAAAGCAGGGTCAGCAGGGATGTACTGAAGTTCTGGGCGTTTTGAGGCACCTTTATCTCCTAAGAAGAATTCTCTAATTTCGCCGCGAGTCATATTCTTCTCAACAATTGCCCAAAAAGTCTGATTAAGTGGCAAATCAAATATCGGGTGCTCTACCTTCTCCTTATTAGACTTGGTGAGCAAGTCATTCATCGAGGAGTAGATAGTCATCTCCGCTTGAAGCAGAGCAGCATTAGTCTGAGGAGTCTCGTCAGTGTATCCCACGAACTTAAACTCGTACTTCTCCGCTAGAGACTTGTCAACACAAGGCAAAATATCAGAGTTTATGAAGTCTTCGTATAAGAAGAGTAAGGGATAGAGTCCTCGCTCTCTGGAAAAATTGATCTTAAACTCATTGCTGGCAGCATTGGAAGACGGTCGATTTGTTCCGCTAATAAGATAGTCGAGTCCCAACTCCATGGGATCAATTTGGAACTGCGAGCAAATGGCTCGCATGATGTGGTTATTATAGTTAAGGTACTCCATCTCACGTGCACTTCCTGACAATGGGATCCACTGGACATCATCTAGCCCCGCTACGATAGGAGTTCTCCAAGCATTCTGTGTGCCGGAAATAGTGTTGTAAAATTGTCTGCGGAATGCAGTTAAGTTAGCTTGAGTAACTGTACCCTTAAGGTGAAGCACGCCACGAGCTGCATACCCATGAGTAAAGAATAGCGAATTGTAGTTCTCTACATTCAAGTGGCTCGTAATGTTGATGATAGAAAGTTCTAGTGGTGAAAAGCAATATCCATTAGAGTCGCTGAAGTTTTGAGGATTAAAGGTCTTGAAGACCATATCTTCGTCGCCAAAAGCAGCCATTACTCGATTGTCGTAAGACATCTGAACGTATCGATATACCGGATCTTCGGGGGAGTTGATCTCGTATTTCTCTTCTGGTGCACCAGCATCATTGAACAATCGAGACTTTTGGTTCATGATGCTAGCATTCTTGAGGTGCTGATCTAGCACTTCTCGCTGTGATCTCTGATTCACTATATAGACTGATTCACCAGGCACTGGGCGAAAGCGATGAATAGCCTTTTTTCTAGTTAAAACCTTCTCAACTGCTATGTGACCAAAGGTAAGTGCATCTCTAGCAGTTAGCTTGAGAAACTCACCGAAGTTCATGTGATCACCAGGAGGCACTTTGTCAGTTCGTCCACACTTCAAGATGAATTCTTCTAGATTTGCTATCTCTTCTTTCTCATCAGCAGTCAAGTTTTCTGATGAGTTTCTTTTCATGATCTTAAAGCCAGTCTCAAACTGCTGTCTCTGAGGTTTAGCAAACTGAATTAGAGTATCGACTCGATGTTGAATGATAGAGGATACTAGCCAGTCTCGCACCGAGGTATCTTTTAGGGTCTTGTTGGATAGTCTGCTGCTTTTGTTCTTGAAGATAAAGTGTTGCTGGACTCTATCGAAGTAAGGATCATCGATGATAGCTTGACGTCCGATCTTGTTATCATGATCGATACCTTGAGGTAGTTCAGGGACTTGATTAGCACTAGGCACTAACTGAGCTTTACTAAGATCTTCGATGTCGTTACTCAAAGAATCTCTAATACTTTTAGTTAGTCTGTCAAAAAGTCCCATGTATAACTCCAGTTAATATCTATATTATACAATGTATTATCTAAAATGACCAGATGAACCCACCATCGCCGCTCATGGTCTCATCATCATCATCTGCTAGCTGAGCAGTGTTAGATATATTTCCTAGTTTACTCTTATCGGTAGGCTGATCTAGATCATGAGCTAATATACCTCGAGAGCGCACGAACTCTTCAGGAGATGGCATCTTTAAGTAGTTACCTTGAGAGTCTACTGCTCTACTAGATCCCAAATCTAGATCATCAGCATAGACCATCTTAGCTTTACCGAATAAGTCATACATAGCGTAGCGCATCGCGTCGAGCCAGTGATCCGATCCCTTATCTGGCTCGTCGGTTACGCGTCCAGCTGCATCAAGCTTATAGTGGTACATCTGGAATTCATGGATGATGTGAGCACAAGTATCTTTAGCAAAGAAGATCTTAGGTTCAGGAGAAGCAAGACTTCTCAACCACTTCTTCACTATCTGTATTCCACCTTTAGTATCTTTAGTCTGCTCAGATGGGCAAGGCAAACCTTCCTGCTTCATAGTTACTGCATCACCTGGGTTAGCTAAGTCAGGGTAGTAGAGCTGGACCCTATACATGTTGTGCCACTTAGCTTTGATTGTTTGTATCCAGGTAGGGTTATTAGTATAAGTTTGACCTTCTGTTCTGACTACGTAAACGTTTTCTCTATTATCAACAAAAAACACTACTAATGTTGAGGGGTTAGACCAACCCCAGTCTATGCCGGCGTACGATGGCAACTTCATCTGATGACATTTTTTTACAAATATGTCATGAGTACAGGTTCCAGGATAGTCAAGACCAGTGAGGACTTTCCACATCCCGTTCCAGTCTTTTACGTGTAATTTTTCATCAAATTCTTTATAGATAATGCCTTCTACAGAAGGTTTTAGGTTAAAGAGCTGAGAAATTGCCCAATCTGCGCCGTTTTCCATCGCCTTCTTTATCGGGTCACTGATAGGTTTTAACATAGAAGAAGTAGAAGTCTGCTTCTTAGAATCACCTAGACACAATGCTCCGATAGGGCAAGTTAAGCACTTCTCTCCTGGAAAGGTATTCTTGCGATACTCGTTTTGCTTCTGTACTGACAGCTGATTAAAGATATCTTCAGTAATTATAGAGAGATCATCTTCATTATAGTATGCTACAGTTGGTTTAGTGCCTGATCTAGAATCAGGGCATCTCTCAGAGAACTCGAGCACTGTCCACTTCTTAATAGTTCTTCCTGACTTCTCTGCGTCTTCTATCTGCTGGTTCATCAAGCCATAGCGAGACTTTCTCGTAGAGATTCCAACTCGCATAGCTTTTCTCTTGCCTTTAGAGTCGAGCATGCCAGCGATGTCCTTGAAAGCCTTAACACTCTCTCCAGTAACTGTGTCGATCTCGTCTACGACTACTAGTGGTACGTGCGGACCGTTGCAATTATGATGTAATATCATATCATTAGATAAGTAAGCATTACTAAATTGCTTATTCTCATTATTGTGAGCTACTTCAATCTGAGCAACTTTTTTTATGCCTACTTGTGTCTTTTTTTTCAACTTAGGCATCAACAACACCTTTTTTCTTCTGATTACGCAAAGATGATCTATAACATTTTCTGCATTTGGGACCAGAGTACCGTTTGCTGGTGCTGCTTACAGAGCATGATACACATCTCTTAGCGTCTTTAATATCGACACTCTTTCCAACGCTTTCTAATGATATTGTGTTGAAGCTTAGTATCTCGTGTTCTTCAGTAAGATCTTTTAGCTCTATCCAACCTTTGTCAGTCATTATTTTGTGATCTAGTGTACCAGTAAAAATAGTGCCATCATCCAACTCTATTTCTATACATTCTTTCTCTATCGAGTTATTGTCTTTAACTTCTGTGAAGCCATCAGGGGCTAATATTAGATCACCTGGTTTTACTTCATGTAACTCGACTTCTTGAGCTTTAGAATACTGAATAGATATTTGTAGCATTTATGGACCCTTATTTGATTTAATAAAGTTATCTTGAGCCCATAATGGCTGAAGATTCGTATAATGCTGCAGATTTTCTAACTCCTCTAACGTTTTTGCAGAACTTACTGGAAGTATATGGTCTATGTGCCATTCACCATGATTCTCCCAAGTCATTCCAGGCTGGAACAGAGATTCCAAATGCTTTCTTACTTGCTCGATTGAGCATCCAAGCAGTAATTCTATCTTTTTAGCTCTATTAGATCCAGAGACTCTTTTAATATCATTAGTTATTCTAGTCCTTATTCTTCTAGCAAACTGTTTATCAGCGGGAAGGGAGGAATACCAATGTTTAAAGCACAGACCTTTCTTTCTTACTAATTCAGTGCAGCTTTCCACACTGCATACTTTCTCCATATTACGAATACGATGTTGCTGATAATGAGCACAACATAGTTTACGTTTAGTGGCTGGCTTATGGCAATCTATAACCGAACATGCTTCTTTTTCACTTTCTGATAATATTCGATAATGACTAGAACATAAACCTCTATGAGAGATGTAATTATTACATCCTTCTTCATTACACTTACCACGCTTTAAAGAACGCTGCTCTTCATAGTGATTTCTGCATAAATCCCGTTTATAAACTTTACTGCTACATTCATCTGTCATACAGGTTTGTGTAGATTTGCACTTTTCACATTTTATTGTTCTAATAGAGTAGATTGGAGCACCACAGTTAGGAGATGGGCAGATATTGATTGGGCGTTTTAGCTCTTTTTTTCTATAATAGGAGGAATCGAGAGTGTCTTCTGATTTTAGCTCCTCTATTGATTTTAGCCCATTAGTGGTCAATATAGAAGATCCTGATTGCACTCTAAGATGGAGACCATTATGTTTAATGTGGTAGATAGCTTTTTTAATGGTTACTTTTGAGTTTTCTGTCAAGCATGCCTTTAGAGTGCACGGGAGCACTTCGATAGTTGCTTGTATACTCTCCCCAGTATACTTGTCTATTAAATTGAAAGATGACTTATCCATGTTCATCTTATCGAGTATCTTAGTACCATCTACCTCTTGCTCGATAACTGGGCGAATCTTATCGTTTAAGAGAAACTTAGTCTGATACTCGTAGCAGCGCTTGGCCTGAGATAGAATTGCTCCTACATGAGCTACTTCTCTCTGATCATGAAGCATAACTAGAAGCTCAGCAATAGCAACGCCAAGCGTTTTTCCAGAACCTCTTGACGCAACATATAGTAATTCTTGAATATTTTCTGGGTTATTACCATTAACGCAGACATCATAGATCTGCCAAACTGAATCAAAAGGGTTACAGTTAGAGTGTCTAGAAACTGTAGCATCTGGCAGATCGATGTTTAGATGATATTTAATCCAGTTCTTGAGCTGTTGAGATGTCTTACAAGAAGTGAGCAGCAACTGGCGTCGCTGCTCCATAGTGAGTTTAGTTTTGTTTTTAGAACTCTTACTCGAATTCGTCATCGCTTATCTCTGCTTCTAGTAAGGCGTGGATGTGATCGTTTGCTTTCTTGCCTACTAACTTTTTGCTGGCATAGGAGCGATTCTCTGCTGGTGCTGGCACTAAGGCTTGCATCATTGGAGAAGACTTGCCTGCTCCTGAACCACTAGTAGCACCTGCTACGATTTTTTGAAGTGTGTCTGTGATATCCTTGTAGTCTTTGATACTAGTGATTCTGAAAGATGGCTTCGGGTTATTAGCTGGATCTAGAATATAGTTGCGCATCTCCTCGATGTGCTCTGTATTGAGCACTGAGATCATGTTGGTCAGGATATCGACTTGTTCTAGTACTGACTTAATGACTTTAGTTTGAACTCTATCTTTAAGAGAACCCATCATCTTCTCTCGATCATGCATCCAACCTTTTAGAGCTGCAGTTAAGATGATCTGCTCAATTGGGTATTGGGGATATTGCTTGCTGATATCGAGGAAGCTGTAGCCTAACATCATGAGCTCGTACAAGCTCATTGACTGGGGATCTGGGACCGCGCCTTTCGTCTTGTGCATGCGAAGGTACTTTTCTGCAAGCCTGATCTCTTCATCGGTAAGGCCGTATCTCTCGTGTTCAGATAGATTACGTTTGAGTGCCATAATTTATACCACCTACTTTCAACTATACTGGTCAAAACTTGTTGTACCTCAAGCTCATTGCACTCAAGCACTTGAGATATCTCATAAATATTATAACCCAATATAGTTAAGTATATGATACTTAATGAAGTTTCTGACCACTGTGATTCGGTGTTAGAGGAAATTAGGAGTAGAAATAATGACTTACCTTTAAGATAAATGTCTTCAGAAAGGCGAATCTTAAATAGCTCTTTTGATAAGTCACACTTATGATTTTCTAGGTAGGCTAGAAAAAGGGACTGCCTTTCATCCTCACACTCAGTAAGTGAGCTGATCTCCTGGTAAGCTTTTCTGCTCTTCAAATCCATCCTTATAATCAGAGCTCCTTAATATAGAGCACTCTGCCTTCCATTGATCGCCACAGTAACTTCTAACGAAGCTGTTAAGTATAGCACCATAATCTAGCAAACCGTTCTTTCTAAGCAACCTTCTTAGTCTCCAGAGAGAAAAGATGTTTTTAGAATCCTTTAGTCTTTTATACTTATCGAGAGCTCTAAGTAACTTGTTATTGCAGTATAGCTTATAACTTACTGTCTTGCTCTCGATATGTATATCTAGCTCAACTGCCATCACATTCACATTAAGTATGGCACCATACATATACAGATTATCTTTATGCAGATCATTTATGAAGCCGTTGTTCATAAGCCACTGCTGATGCTGTAAGTGCTCGTTAATGTTCAGTTCAGACATATCTACCCTATCATAAATTAATTATTAGATAAGTTTACTAACTTGATCCAGCTAACTCTGATAAAATATCTTTTAGCTTACTCTTATCTAAGCTGCCATCGTAAATCTTGTCTACATATTCATTCAATATAGACTTAAAATCTTTAGATTTTATCTTAGCTTGCTTTGCTTTCTCAGAGTTAGTATATTTTGGCCTAAACTTCAAGTTTCTAGCTTTCCTGATCTTTTCTACCCTTGGATCAAATATAAGAGCATTTACTTCAGCCCTAGGTCCACATACGTCTAGATTCCATACATTTGTAGAGTCAGTGTTGGACTCGATGAAGCTAACTTGAGCATCTAGATCGCTACTAGGAATTGTTAAGCGCTTCCACTGGGGAAGAGGTGACTTGATGAATGAAAGAGATCTAGATTCCGAGTCCAGCAAGTAAACACCTTTCTCCTGATCTACATCATCTACAGATTGCGCAAAAGGAGTCCCTGGATAAAATACCTTGTCAGAAAGCCATTGGGATCCATGAATATGACCGCTGATGATCAGATCGGCAGAAACGTCTTCTAGATGCACCTCTGTATCAGGGGCAAGATATCCACCGCCATAGTTAGCACCAGTAAATGTTTGATGTACGAAAGCTATTGGCTTAGTCTCTAGCGGGAAATCAGATGGATTGTGAATGTAAGGGATGAAGGAGAAAAGGGAGTCATGAAATGGCTTATCATATACAGTGAAACCTTTGATTGACTTGAATGGTATCAAGGCATGATAAGTAGAGTCATTTGGCTTAAACATATCATGATTACCTAATATATAACGGTAATCTCGACATAAATCTAAAACATCATCAACATGCTTCTTGAACATACCAGCTATCTCAGAACGAATCACTGCGTGATCGTTAAAAGTGTCACCTAAATTTATCACCATGTCCGGCTTCTTTTCTTCAATTATCTCTAATATCCAATTCAAAAATTGTGAAACTAATGAGATATTAGATAATTTTAGGTGCGGGTCACCGATAAGTAGGATCTTCAAGTTTTGCGCCTTTTGCTAGATTATCCGCAGCCCATAATGGCTGTAGATTAGTGTAGTGACAAGCTTTCTTGAACTGCTCTGGATCGGAAAGATCAAAATTAGAGAGAGGGATGATATGGTCAATGTGCCAACCTTTATGACCATAATTATTCCAAGTCATTCCTGGTTGAAATTTAGATTCTAAGTATTTCCTTAATTCTTCAACGGTGCAACCTAGATGTCTAATTGCAGAAGGCCACCCTTTTCTTCCTGTAATAGCATGAGACATGCGTGATCTTAAATTAGATGAAAGCCTATACAATATATCTACAGATTTACGCTTAATATCATAAGCATTATTATAAGCTCTTTTACGATCTTTATTCTTTTCTACCCACTTTTTAACTGCACGACGATGTGATTCTGAAACCTTATCTTGCTCAACTGACTTAGGGTTAGCTTTCCGCCATTTTCTCTGCAGTTCTCTTCTACGCTCTACATTGTTATTGTCCCAACTCTTTTGCCTACACTTACTTGAACAAAATTTACTATTAAAATGCGCGTTATAAATCGTATTACAAAACTGACAAGACCTGTTAGAATACATAGTGCCTTCTAATCTAATTCACTAGGATCAAAAGAGACATCTTCATATCCTAACTCTTTATTATGTTTTTGGACTTGTTCATCTCCAACATTTGTACAAGCGTCCTCAATCTCACGATGCAATTCAGGGTGAGCTTTAAGCCAATCCCGCATCGCTTGTTCACCACGAACTATTTCGTAATCCGCAAACTGATAACTTACTGGGCTAGGCTTTTTAATGACTCCTAATGCCTTAGCAAGATCAAATAGCTCATCATGAACATTAATAATACCGCCAGTATATGATAAAGTAAATTCCCCTGCGCGAAAAGGTGCACCAATGCGGTTCTTTTTACCTCTTACGCGAACTTTATGACCAATCTGTAGTGCTCCACCATAAATATTCTTACCATCTTCAATACGGCCTGCTTTTGTATCTACTCGAGTCACCTCTAACATTAAATCTGCCCAATGTTTCAGAGCCCTTCCGTCCGGTATAACGTACGGATTGCTCATCGCCTTATATTGATCAAGTTCCTGATAAACTTGCTGCACAAAAAGAGTCGTAATGTTATAAGTACGAATAACTGGCAATATTAGCTTTAGTGCAGGTCCTAAATAAGAAGCTCCACCTCCACCCATAGTTAAGTCGGTGGTCTTGTTTTTGCGATCTTTAGGATAAAGAATAGATTTAACTGAATCTACAGATAGTCCTACAATTGGAGCTCCATCTTGAAGAGCTTCTGCCATATCTCCAGCTATATAATCAAATATATAAATTGGATCATTTGTCTGTCTTACGATTAATCGAGAAGCAATAGATTCATCGCCTCCACACAACTTAAGCCACCAATCTTTATTGAAAGAATACTCTGCATCGTGATGGATTGCAATCCCACCAATATTAGCTGTATCTATCAATAGCTGCTTAATGATAAGCTGCATGAGAAGCGATTTGCCACTTGATTCTGGTCCAAAAAGTACTGCAGCTTTACCTCTTGTTAATCCACCATTACCAACTACGTAATTAAGTGATGGCGACGGCATTCTAATAACACTATCTGCTGGTGAAGGCATATCTAGGGCTAATTTACCAAAACTCTTAGTTAACTTACTCATCCAATCAGTCATCTTGTTCTCCTTTTAAATCCGTAGATCCTGACGTATCAGGTAGCTTATTAGATTTTACTAAATCGTATTTACCTGTGGTGATTATAGATTAGCAGAGTTATGCGAACCACCTATCTATCTGTTGCTGGACTTCTAGCTTGATCTTGATATCTTCTACTTCTTCTTCAGTTAGTTCTTTACCATCTAAGTACCAACGTTCTGATTCTATAGAACCATCTTTAGAGTACCAAACTTGAGCAGGACCATCTAGTCTGTGTAGATTATCATATAAGCGCCAGCATTCTGAACTTATAGAACCATTTTCGTGGTACCAAACTTGAGCAGGACCATCTAGTCGATGTCGTTTACCATTTACCCACCATTGTTTTGAATAGATAGAACCATCTTCATAATATCTAACTACAGCTGGACCGTCTAGTCTATGTTGCTTATCATCTAAGTACCAGCGTTCTGATTCTATAGAACCGTGTGATCTTCTGAAGATCTTATGTTCTAAGCTCATAGTTCACCTACTAACATGAGTTCAGTTAGTTTTTCTATCTCTAACTTGATATTGTAGTCTTCTACTTGTTCTTTAGTTAACTCTTCATCATATAAGTACCATTGTTCTAATTCTATAGAACCATCTTCATAGTAATGAACTATAGCTGGACCATCTAATCGATGTAGATTACCATACAATAACCATACTTCTGCTTCTATGGAACCGTTTGAGTAGTAATAAGCCATAGCTGGACCATTGAGTCGATGAAGCTTACTATCTAAGTACCAATATTGTGATATTATGGAACCATCTGGTTTTCTATTTACTATATGATCTAGATTCATTATTTACCTACTAACATCAGTTCAGTTAGTCTGTGGTTTTCTAGTTTCTTATTATTAAAAACGCCACTTTCGTGCTGCTTTATTCTAGCACAAGAGTGACATCTTTTTGATTTATTACTTTTCTTTGGCTT